TTATTGATAAATATAATTATACGTAGTTATTCTAAAAATGCCGATTTAATTCGAATTGTACATTAGTTTAATTTTGGTTGAATTTTAAAGGGCGAAATAGGGTAAATACTCCTTATTAGTTTAATTATGCTCTTAAAATAGCGTAAATACAACCATTAGCGGCTTTAAATGCTCCTTGCCTGGCTAATACATGGCTTATGCCGTTTAAACGCATTACAGCACAGTAATACAAGCATATAACTACAATTACCGGCTTGCACCGCAAAACACCCCCAAAACAAGCGCAAAAAACCGTATTAATACGAAATGTACCAGTTGGGCACTAAGTTGGGCACTAAGAAGGGCACTAATATATATATATGTAAATAATAGATAACTATTGTTATTCTCATAATTGCAGGTTATTAACTGTTAAAACAGGGGGGATAATACCACAGGCAAACAAATTAAATAAAGACAATGCGACTAAATAACAGATACATACGATAATATATAGCCGAAAATAGTGTGTGAGAGTGTTTATTCGAGGCGAATTACGCCCATTACTAATGCAATGTTGTAGATATTCTGTCTTTTAAGTTCAAAAGGTGCGTATTTCTCGTTATCCGATACAATTAGCAGAGAGTCTTCGCTGCTACCGTGCTTTATGCGCTTAATTAGCGGGCCCTGGTCAGTGTCCAGCACGTAAACCTTATTCCACTGGAAGAAAGTATCTAATGGCAGTTTTTTACAGGCAACTATGTCACCAGAGTTGTATTTTGGGTACATAGAACTACCCTTAACCGATATCAGAAAGTCGGCTCCGCGAAATACCGGCACAATATAACGGTCGCAGTCATGCTCCAATACCTGTATGTCGCCGGTAAACATACCGGCCATCGCACTGGCAGGTATCAACGGGATGCCATCTTTATCTTTTTTTGCAATATGCGGAACTTTCGACTCGCATACATTATTAATATCAGTACGAAGCATTTTACCTTTACCGGTTAATAGCCATTCTGGGTCAATATCGGGAAAATACTCCAATATATTCGCATATTTATCAGCGCCAATTTCTCTTTTTTTATCTAAAAAGCCATTAGAAACACCCAAATCCCTACTGAATTTATACTTACTAATACCCTTAAATTCAAGATATAGTAATATTCTTTCAGTTATTTTTTCATTTTTATTAGAATTTATTTGCATATTAGTAGAATTGATTAGTATATTTGTACTGTCAATTAAATGCAAAAGTATGAAAAAAATGAAACCAGAAGAAATAAGAGAAAATCTTTACTACGGTGATTATTTATTGATTGCCAAAATAAGCGGATATGCAAGGGAAACGGTTATATCGCAATTAACAGGCAGGCGAACGCTAAAGCAGCCAGTTTTAGATGCAGCAATTAAAGTAATAAAAAACAGGTCGTCTCTTTTCGATAAGGTTCAGAAGTAACCGGCGTCCCGGATGGTCACAGTCGGGGTTCGACTCCCCGACCGGGAACAAACCTAACCCTTAAAATAAATATTATGAACGAGAAAAAACAAATCGCCGAACAAATCCAGATAAAAATGGAAGAGTTAAATCTTTTAGTCGAAAAGGCAAAAGAACTTAAACTGATTGTCCAAATAAATGCAGACAATCAAGCAAGATCAATAGGGTATATCAAATATACCGCTAAAATATATGAAGTTATAGAATATTAATCTATGCCTAACTTCTTTTTTATGAGTTCCAAATCATTATTTACACTAAAGAATTCAAAAGCCGAAATAACAGATCCGCATGACTTGCATTGCAGAAACCACAATTTTGGCCCCTTCTCAGGTTTATGTTCTTTCATTTCAAAACTTGATCTGTCGCATTTAGGACATTTCGATTGTGCCATATTACTTAATATTTAAAGGTTAGCACTGCAAATATAAGTAATTATCCCGGATGGTCGCAGATATGGTTCGACTCCATATCCGGGAACTAAACACCAAATCTAAAAATTGGAATACCACAACAACATACTCTGCATTACAATAGACGAATGGCTGGCCGCCGGGTTTAAGTATAAGGATTATGAAAACGATAAGTCTGCTGGTTATTTAAAAGTAAAAAGAAAAGGTGGCAATGGTCGCAAACTCCTTATAGATTACGCCAGCATCATTAAAGACGAACGCAAACGAATATTTGAGGGTATTTACGGAGACGGCAAGCAGCATCACCAGAACCAAACATTGCGCGACTGCATTAAGACCGATGACAACGCTGCACAGTTCTTTACCGAATTTGAACTCGAAGACAACCGCCGCCTCCCCGATGCTACTATACGTAATTATATAGCAAACGCCTCCATACTTAATGCCCTTATTAAAATGCTTGACGATTGCATAAAGGTACGCAAGTCTTCTGGCGGTGGGGCGATTCGCAACTTCTATAAACTTTCAACAGATGCCCTGAAGGCCATTAAGGTTGAATACGGCCACACCCTTCCATCTAACCCCAGGCACTTACAGCGTGTTTTGCTTGCGTATCGCGAAAACGGCTACCCGGCCTTACTCTCTAAGAAGTTTTCAAACGAAAACCGGCGCAAGGTTACCACAGACGTTGAGCATTTGCTCATGAGTCTATACTCAATGCCGAATAAGCCCTTCGCCTTTAATGTATGGGAAATGTACAAGCAGTTCATTGATGGAAAAATTACCGTAGTTGACAGCCGCACCGGCGAAATGTTCGACCGCAATAAATTCGTTGATAAAAAGGGTAACTTAATCGAAATAAGCGAAGCCACAGTTTGGAATTACCTGAATAATCCAAAAAACAGGGCCATTGTTGATAAAATGCGCTCGGGGGGATTTAGATATAATAATGAACACAGGCCGCATCATCACAGACATTCTTCAATTTGCTCTCTTTCTAAAATATCTATGGACGACCTTGATTTGCCGAGAAAAATGTCAGATGGCAAACGTGTAAAATGTTACCGTGCTTACGATGTGACATCTGGTTGCATTATAGGTTATGCGTATAGCCGCAATAAGGATGAAGCCCTGTTTCTTGACTGCCTCCGGGATGCATTCCGCCTGATCGAGCGTAACGGCTTCGGTATGCCCGCTGAAGTGGAAGTGGAACATCATTTAGTTAATAAATTTTTCAATGATTTAGCAGTCATTTTTCCATATTTAAGAATTTGCAACCCCGGGAACTCACAGGAAAAACGCGCTGAACATTTTAATAGGGCCAAAAAATACAGCATAGATAAAAAGTACTTTAAACAAGGTCGTTGGTGGTCAAGGCATGAGGCATATCAAGTTGACGTTGACAAAATAGACAATGAATTCAAAGAAAAGACTTATACATACGAAGAGATAGTTGCCGATGATATAGCAATGACGAAAGAGTATAATAATTCATTACACCCGAAACAAAAACTATATCCCAACATGACACGCTGGGATGTTCTTAAAAACGAATTGAACCCCGATTTAAAGCCATTTTCAAAAGCTCTGGTCTATAAAACCATTGGCGAACACACTGAAACAACCATACGCCGCAATCAATATGTGAATGTGCAGTATGATAAGTATGGCCTTCCGGATCCTGAAGTAATTAACCGGCTCTTGCCAAACAACTACACTGTGGATGCACACTACCTGCCTGACGACAACGGCATGATCAGCGAGGTATTCTTGTATCAGAAGGGAAAATTCATCTGCAGGTGCGAGAAGATAAGTGCATACAATGAATCAACAGCCGAGCAAACTGATAAGGATAAAGCCGCATATACAGAGCAAAGTAAGTATGTGAGCCGTTTCGATAAGATGACCAAAGACGGCAAAAACGACCTTGCCAAGGTTGTGCTGATTGAAACCGCCGACCAGATTGCGATGGATATCCCCGAGCCGGAAATTGTAGCCCCGGTACTCTCAAAGAGAAATGGCGATGATATTGAAGCCATGTTGGCGGCTTACAACCCTGACGATTACGCACAGGATGCAAAAAATAAACTTTAAAACACCTATAAAATGATAACAGAAACCTTAAAAAAGCAAGTCGTAACTGCGATACAGCAGAGACGCAAAGTGTTCCAGGGCAGCGACACTAAGTATGCCGTTTCTTTGGGAATTAACAACGCCGTTTTGAGCCGCATACTTAAACGCGGTGAAACGGATAAGATACTGAGCGATCAGAACTGGATAACGCTGGCCAGAATGCTTAACGTTACTATGGGCAAGCAGCGCGAATGGCGCACAGCGGTAACGCCTGTATTTACATTCGTAAATCAGGTACTCGATCAGTGCCAGACCAACAGTAACAGCGCAATTATTTGCGATGGGGCGGATGTGGGTAAGACTTACGCCGCAAAAGATTACTGCACAAAACACCCGGGAGCCGTTTACATTGATTGCTCCCAGTACAAGCATAAGGCACGGCTGATAAGACAGATAGCTAGAGAATTTGGGGTTGGCCATACTGGCCGGTACAATGATGTATATGAGGATTTGGTGTTTTATCTTCGGGTCATAGCCAACCCCATTATTATTCTCGATGAAGCGGGCGACCTTGACTACGCTGCATTTCTCGAACTAAAAGCACTGTGGAATGCCACTGAACGCTGCTGTGGTTGGGTAATGATGGGTGCTGATGGTCTTCAGGAGAAGATAAACAGGGCCATTAATTACAAAAAGGTAGGTTACACGGAACTTTTCAGCCGTTTCGGCAAAAGGTACCTGCGCGTTACTCCCGATGGCCGTGCGGAACAGCAACAATTCGTCCGGCTTCAGGCGGCTCTTATTATTAAGGCCAATGCGCCGGAAAGTACCGACGTGCAAAAGATGATCCACAGTACCGATGGATCCCTTCGCCGCATTTATACCGAAATTACCAAACTGAACTAATATGGCCAGGGCAATTTCAGTAAACGAATTAATGACCAAGAAGCGTAACCTGATGGCCTTCGAGGGCGAATGGTTGCGCTGCATGGGTCTCCCGGAAATGGCCGGTTGCTGGTTTGTATTCGGGTCCTCCGGGAACGGTAAGACGTCCTTTGTACTACAACTATGCAAGTACCTCACAACCTTTGGCAGGGTAGCGTATAACAGCATGGAAGAGGGAGACAGCGAATCAATGCGTGTCGCATTTATGCGTGCAGACATGCACGAAGTGCGCAAACACATCGTATTACTCGACAATGAGCCGATTGACGAACTAAAAGAACGTCTCAAGAAGCACAAGGCCCAGAAGATCGTAGTAATTGATTCCATTCAGTATTCCGGCTTATCCTACAATGAATATAAGCATCTGCGGAATGAATTCAGGGACGTGCTGTTCATAGTGATATCACATGCCGACGGAAAAAAACCAGCCGACAGAAGAGCCGTAAGCATCCAGTACGATGCCTCTGTGAAGGTATTTGTTGAGGGCTTCCGCGCATACATCAGCAGCCGGTACCGCACAGGTGAGATTGAAGTATATGACATCTGGCCTGACAAATCCAAAGAATTCCATTTAGAAACCTTAAAAAACACCAAATAATGAAACCAAAGTACATCTACATCTATTCACCCGGAAGTTTGCGGGTAGAATATGAAGGCAAATGCCTCGGCGGGTTCGTTGGGGAGATTGCCGATCGGAAGTTCACCGAACTTCTTGACACCGGAGTCGAAATTAAAATTGGAAGTATGGACAAAAATCAAAAAACAGCCAAATTGCGTGCATTATGGATGCGCCAGGGCATTGACGACCTTCGCACCGACATACTGGCTCCTTACGGCGTTACTTCAACAGCTGACCTCACCGAAAGTCAGGTTGATGAACTCATAGGTCAGTTTACGCAGAAGACAGATACATGCCCGGAGATTCGCGCGCACAGGTCTGTAATTCTGAAACTCCTTACAGAAATCGGAGTGTACAGTAACGGCAACTGGCCCCGGGTCAATCAGTATATGATGGACAAACGCATCGCTGGTAAACTCCTTTATCAAATGTCAATTCCCGAAATGAAGGAATTGACCAAAAAACTGCGAAGCATCCGTGCAAAGTATCTTAACATGAGAGCCATTGAAGGCCGTCTGGCATTGAATAACTAACCAAATTTAAATAAAATGAAAAACGTAATTGCAAAATTCAAATGTAATGGCTGTACGCCAACTGATGGTGATCAGACGAATGTATCATTATCTGCCGTGACAGATGGCAGTGAAGAAAACAAATCATTTTCCCGCTGGACGCCTGCCGCGAATATTACAA